CGGCTTTGAAACACAATTAAGCGCGATAGACCCAACGCAAGATAACTTTATTTATTTCCCAGATGATACTGGGACTGTTGCTCTGCTTGGGACTGCTCAAGATTTTACAGCGCAACAAACATTTAGTGCTGGTCAAGATATAGATAACAGTCAGTTTATTGGCTGGGGTGGAGGATCGAGCAGACCTTCTATTACAGGCGATAAGACAGCCAACGAATTAAGTTTTTACACTGCTGGCTCAGAGAGAGCAGATATAACAAACTCTGGCTTAAATGTATATGGCAACATTACAGCAAGTGGTGATGCTACGATCACCGGCAACCTAACAGTCAATGGCACAACCACAACCGTTGCAACAACAAATACTGTTGTCAGCGATACGCTGATGGAGCTTGGCAATGGCACTACTGGAACGCCAGCTAATGATGCTGGTATTGTTATTGAGCGTGGCGATAGTGACAATGCCTTTATTGGTTGGGATGAAAGCACTGACAAGTTTATTGTCGGCACAGGCACGTTTACTGGTGCATCTACTGGCGATCTTACAATAACAGCTGGAACACTTGTTGCAAACGTAGAAGGTAACGTAACAGGTAATGTTACCGGTAATGTCACTGGTAATGTAACAGGCAACCTTACAGGGGATGTTACTGGTGCTGTAACAGGTAACGTGACAGGTGACTTAACTGGGAATGTTACTGGTAATCTGACTGGTAATGTTACAGGCAACGTATCAGGCAACCTTACTGGCGATGTTACTGGCGATGTTACTGGCGATGTAACCTCATCAGGAACATCAAGTTTTGCTGTGGCATCAGTTACGAGTGCGTTTTCATCTTCTAACAGTACCAGTGTTAATAACTTAAACATAACAGGCCACATTGACGAAGAAGTGTATAACCTAACAGGTACAGCAATTGATCCAGCAAACGGAACAATTCAGTATAAAACACTCTCTGCAAATACTACATTTACAGAAAGTCTTTCGGAGGGTGAGAGCGTTACGTTAATGATTGATGATGGGACTGCATATACTGTCACTTGGCCTTCAATTACTTGGGTAAACAATGCGGGAGCTGCGCCAACACTGGCAACTACTGGGTACACTGTTGTTGTGCTTTGGAATGTATCTACAACAGTATATGGGGCAACGGTAGGAAATGGTACATAATGGCGTTTTTGAGTAGAAAGCTTTTAGGTGCTGGAGCGCATGAAGCACCAGCGGGTATAGAAAGGGTAGGGACAGCTTACAGTTATCAAGCTCTTTCTGTTGGCACGACTTTAACCCTAGATATAAGCGGTATATCTATTCAGAATAATGACTATCTTTATTTACATTCAGTAAGTGAAGAAGGTTCAGGCATACAGCCAAGCTCTGGTCAAGGATTTACCAGTATCCATAGTGCAATTGCTAATGATACAAGATCGCACAATATGAATGTAAGCTATGTGCAATTAAACGGTACTGAAACAAGTGTTGATACTGAACTTGTTGGAAGCGGGTCATCTGCAACAATACATGCGTTTGCGGTAGTTTATAGAAATGTTACTGATCCACTTCCAATTAGTGGTGGCGCCTCATTAGTTCAAACACTTTCTTCATCTAATGATCGTGACCCTAGTATTGGGTGGTATTGGAGTTCATCTCTTGCAGATCATGCAGTACAAGTAATGTTTCATGGACATTCTAACTATTATAATGGTTTTGAAAATTGGGACTCAACTGGTGATGCACAAATAGGGAGCAAAGTAAACTATGAAGAAAACCATCAAGATTATGTTACAAACACTTATGGTTCAGAAATGTACTTTTTAGAAATATCAAATTACGGAAGTGGATTAGGCTCAAGCAACAGAGCTACAGGAAGTAATGCTAATACAGAAGGCCGAGACGCCCGTGTTACAGTAACCTTTCCAATAACCTAAGGGTGTAAGAGTATGTATATCAAAACAAAAAATGGTGGCTTGGAAAAATATCCTTATTACTTGTCTGACTTTATAAATGACAATCCAAACTTGTCTTTTCGCAGACCAGCCCCACTTGACTTGTTAGCTGAGTATGATGTTTACCCTGTGCGTCAAGCAACTGAAAAGCCGTCTTACAATAGCACAACACAATATCTTGAATCCCAAACTCAACCCTCTCTCATAGATGGCGAATGGGTTATGGGATGGAATGTTGTAAATTATACAGATGAAAAGGCTTCTGAATTAACTCGGTTAAAAAGAGACCAGCTTTTAAGAGACACAGATCATTATGCCCTTTCAGATCGGACTATGACCGATGAGATGCGCAACTATAGACAAGCTCTGCGTGACCTTCCAGATCATGACAACTGGCCTAATCTAGCTGATGATGATTGGCCTGTTAAACCGTAGGAATAAGACATGGACAAACGTACTGTTGCATCCGCGCATGAGCGCATTGACACAATTGAAAAGCAGATCGTTGCAATGAAAACTGAAATGGATATTCAGTTTAAGGATTTATTCAATCGTGTGAAGCGTCTTGAGGCTATTATGATTGGCTCGTCGGCAGCTATTATTCTTTTGCTCCTGCGCATAAGTTTTATGGCGTGAAGCAATGGAAAACCTCAAATTACCTGTCACAGTAATTGGGGTCGTCATCTTGCAAATAGGCGGTTTTATCTGGTGGACTGCCCAACAAGCCGCAACTATTGCAGACCTAGAGGAGACTGTCAGCCAGCTAAGTTCACGCATGGCGATTGAGGACAACATCAACCTCAAACGTGATGTTCAAGACAACTCTATGGAGATTGACCATCTCTGGGATGAGGCGGATGATCTGTGGTCTGAGCTTGATGGCATGATGATTAGTATTGGTGCAGTCAATGGTATCAAGCAGCGTATCGCCGTAATCGAAAACGACATGAAGTATATTCACCGCGATCACGATGGCATGCTGGACATGAAAGGCGGGATGAAGTGACATGGCTATACTCGAGAGCATTGCCGCTGCGAATGCCGCTTATTCGGTTATCCGTCAAGCTCTCGGTAATGGGAAAGAGACTGCGGGACTTATCGGCGCGGTCGGTAAGTTTCTTTCAGCGGAAGAAGATGTAAAGGAGGCTGTTCAACGCAAGAAGAACAGTCCACTTACTGCAATCACTGGTGGTTCGGAAGGTGATTGGGAAGAATTTCAACACTTAGAAAACTTAAAGCAAAAGCGACAGGAGTTAGAATCCTACTGTCGTTTATATGCGCCCCCTGGCACATGGGATCGTTGGCAGCAATGGCAAGCTGAAGCTCGTAAGCAGAGGCAAGCTGCTAAGAAAGCTGCTGAGAAGGCCAGAGAGGAGCGTATGGAAGCGATAGCTACATTTGCGGGGATTGCCATGGCTGTAATTGTTTTGGCTCTCTGTGTCTATTATCTGGGCGTTTACTTGGGTCGTTGGTAATGTGGATTCTTGTGTGGCTTAGTTTTATAGACAATAGATTTGAGTATTATCAGCTAGGTTCGTTTGGCACTGAGGCGCATTGCAACAGAGCAAAGACCAAGGCAGAGGTAATGATTAAGAATGTCGGGCAAGCAGTCACATGTTTTGCAGTTGATAGAAATTAAGTCAGGTGTGTGGTGTGTATACAAAAACGGAAAAGTTGTTATAATCACCACGCATAAACGGATAGCGGAGCGTTTATATGCCAAGCACAGTGATTGATGAATACAAGATATTCCCACGGCTGATGATGCTAGTGGTTACTATCTTAACTTACCAAAGTGTACACTGGTACATGTCATTACCTGATCCTAGCAATGGACAGGCTGGTTTGGTTTCAGTTTGCATGGGCGCATTGACTGGTTGCTTTGGTATCTGGATGAACAAAGAAGCTAAGACGGATCGTGGCTCATGATTGGACAAATAGTATCTAGCTTAGGTGGCTTAGCCAAATCCTACATTGACAGTAAGACAGCGATTAAGCTGACAGAAGCTGAGATTAAAAAGAAACAGTTGACTGGTGAAATTGATTGGGAGCAGTCTGCCATCGAAGCCAGTAAGGAAAGCTGGAAAGACGAACTTTGGACTATAGTTTTTGTTTTAATATTATGTGCCAACTTCATTCCTTCATTTCAAGATACAATGGCACAAGGCTTTGCTAATCTGGAAACAACACCGTTATGGGTTCAATGGGGAATGTATGCTTCCATAGCTGCATCGTTTGGAATCCGTACTATGAGAGGGTTAAAGAAATGAGTTTTAATTTAAGCAAGCGCAGCCTTGGTAAGCTGGAAGGTGTGCGTCCTGATATGGTTGAGACTGTGAAGTTAGCTATTAAACTAACGCGCGTTGACTTTGGTGTAACATGCGGATTGCGTACAGTTGAAGAGCAGAAGAAGCTTGTGGCTACTGGTCGCTCTCAAACTATGAACAGTAAACATATTCCACAGTCAGATGAATACTCTCATGCTGTCGATGTATTAGCTTACATTGATGGTGATGTTTGTTGGGAGTTAAATGTTTATGACGAGATATGTGATGCGATGGCAGCGGCTGCCAAAGAAACTGGCGCGTCGATTAAGTGGGGTGCAGCGTGGAGCGAGGGTGACATACGCGCGTATAAGGGCTCGGCTGAAGATGCTATGAATGCTTACATTGACCTTCGTCGTTCTGAGGGCAGACGTCCGTTTCTTGATGGCCCTCACTTTGAGTTGATGGCCTAAGCTTAGGGCGCAAAGACTTAGATAATATACCAGTATCTTTGCAAAACAAATCTGCTGGCAATGCATCTGATAGTTCTTCACTGGCACGAATAACTTGCTGACACTTGGCACTACTTTCGAGTAGTATATTGGATTCCATTGGGTATCCATTTAGCACATAAGCTATTGTAAATATAAAGTAAGTTTCCATTGCGCTCTCCTTTTGTTTTGATAGATTGTCGCAGTGGGCAGTGGCGTCCAAGCCAGCAGCTATAGTCCGACCATTCACATAGCACTGCCCACACGATTACCCATCATTGTGTTGTGGAAGTTTCCACTTTTCTATTTCTGACATGACAACATTGTCTGTGACACCAAGCACATATGC